ATTATCATTAGTTAAAGATGAAGTAGGCGCTATATTTTTTATAAATTTCGTATCTAATTTAGTATTATAATCTAATACAGTTGAACTTGCATTTTCATCTACTAAACTGTCAGTTAAATCTAATTCTACTAATAAGTTTTTACTTTCTTTTACAGCTACTGCATATAAAATCCCGTCTAATATTTCAAAATTTAAAACTTTAAAAGGTGTTGTAAATTTAGACCAAGATGAAAGTAATTTTTTGTTATCTTGGTAAAAATATTTATATACATAAAAATCTGTAAGAGTTGTATTATCTTGTACAACTATAATATTTTCAGATGTATTACCTTTTAATGCTCTTATATCTTTTACTGTAAACATACCTTACTATACTCATACTTTTTTAAGTTACTGATTAATGCTACCAGACATCAGCTGTTTGCATCAATACTACCTCAATGCTACCTAATGCTACCAAAATTGTAAAGACTTAATATATACATAATGATGATGAATCTTCCATAATCATTGCTGAGT